TTCTTAAAATTGACGTATAGCTAGGCATCCTTCTCCGAACTAATAAAAATGATTGGGGAGATTAGGGTTCTCCCCGTGACCCTTTATAGAATCTAGTTATTCAATATCTACGAAACTACTATCACACCAGCTTCGGGCCTGACGATTTTCAATCCATATCTCATCGACATGTATGAACCGACAATTCCAAATCCGGGGTTTGCTTCCTCAACAGTCAAAGCTCTTCTTTCGACATAAGCCATTGGTTTTGTTGATAAGTCGAAAATACCCATACGGTCCACAGGGACCCAAGCATTCACAACTACCGTTAAACCATAAAGTGAGCCTTTAATTCCGCCAGTGGCTAACATGCTACCGAGCGGATTGTCTCCTGCTGCGGTTGGCATAACGTTACCACCACTTACTATCGCCACTGACGACGATGTAGTGAATACACTAGCAAAGTCAGCCAACTTGAGTAAGTTCTCGAAATGCTTAGGAGACAAGAACAAATGTGTTGCCTCATAACCAGTTCGGGCCATCCTACTGATAGCTGCGGAAATGTCCGTCAAAGCGATTGAGCCTTCTCCTGTTGATGTACACGCAGGGTAAGAACTCGTGTCTGCCGGAATCATTTGTAGAACTGTTTGGTCTGCGTATTGGTCCAAACGTCCAGCCAAGTTGCTTGTGCCAGTAGCGAATGTTGCCATTCCACTACCGAAGAAACCACTGTATACATTTGTACCAAAATTCGTGATATTGTTTTCCATCGGATTTGCTGGAAGCGCCATAGTTCCGTATGTGGCATTCGCTGCGTCTGCACCGAAGATAACTTTAACTATGTGTGTAGTCAAGTGTCGGTCTACAGCTCTACGAGCCTCATTCAGAGCCATCTCAACTTCATTAAATCGAGAATCCTCTATCATTCTACGGGTTACACCTATCGCAATACCCCATTCTTTCACAGAGATACGCTCTGAGCGTAGCTTAGTGTGTTGGTATTGTGGGGTGCTTCCCTCATCTATCTCTTCCATTGCCATGGAAGGTTTTGCGAAAGTAATATCAATATTACCGCCTGTATCTGTCATCATTGGGTCTGCAAAGAACTGCATAACTGGAAGGTCTGTGACCTTGTAATCCAGAATAGCGTCTTTGTAGTCAATGAGGACTCGCTCACCTGTTCCGCCACTTGTCGTGTAGGAACCTGTGTTCAGGCTAGTTAATAAACCGGGAGTTGCGTCGACCATCTAAATCACCTAATCCACATGCACTTTATAAGACTAGCTGCACCAGTGTGCGCCTCTAAAGCTATTGCGACCTCTCTACCAGCGGCTGCTTCTGTGATTGCCGTGACATCAAAATCTATAACTCCAGCTGCGGAGACTTTTCCTAAATCCCCAATTGCTGCTGTACCAGTAGCGTAAATGTTTAAAATTACACCGTGACCAGTTATAATGTTGGCTGGTCCATCAGCCGCCGCATCTGTTAAAGCTACACCACAGGAAATTACTGAATCTGCTTGAGCTTGCAGTACTTGTCCTGAGGTTGTGCTAACCTCCACCACGGTTCCACCTGTAATAGCAGCTTCTGCTATGAACGGTAAGATACGTGCTGGTGCTCCTCCATCGTTTAGTAAAATTTCTGTTGCCATACTTATTCACCTCTTCTATAGTATTTCGGGTCTATCTTGATATTCCCATCTACTATCTTCATACCGAACTTCCTCTCGGACTCTGGTACTTCACCCTCATCGGCTGATTTACCTTTTCCGAAAGACCTCTCGGCCTCTTGTGTGGGCTCTGGCATTGCTGCTAAAGCCTCACTAAACCCAGTCAATCTGGGTTCATCCCATGCAGTTAGTTCCTCTACACGCATATCCTTCTTATCTTCTTCGAGTGTCCCGAACAAGACTTCGCGGGATATAATCGCTTCTACAGCTGCACCCTTTCGAGTTAATTCTTCCTTAGCGATTCTCGTTTCCTCAGCAAGCTTAAATGCTTCAATTTCTTTCAAAGCATCTGCGTACTTGGATTCGATATCCGTTTTGGAAGCCTCAACTTCATTAAGTTGTGCGCGTAGAGAAGCGAACTCGCGTTCGACAATGCTCTCTGCATCGGATTTAACATTTGTTTCCTTAACTTCTTCAGTCATAGTTACCTCTGTTTTCCCGTCTTCACATTCACATGCTCCTTCTTTACCACCACAACCACAGTCGTGGTCGTTTTCCGGCGCATGTAATCCACATTCCTTTTCAATAGTACATTCNTTACAGACGGGTTCCATCGTTTCATTGTCAATGAAACTTACCTCTGTAGGACGAATCTTGGTGGCAAATGTGTCACCCATCACGTCGATATCGTTGGAAAACCAGTCGATACTAACGTGAGTCATGTCCCCGTCCTTGACCTTGTTCATCACTTCTTGACCACGACCATATTTATTAGACACCGTTGCCAGCATCTTGATTGCGGTCTTTCCATTATCCATCTTGACCAACTCAGGATTAGTTGCCATGCCGATTAAATCCTCAGTCGTTCGCTGATGGTCAATATACATTGGAAGCTCCTTAAAAGCTTCTATATTATCTTTTAAAGTACCTCCCTCTATATAAACCTTATGTTGCTTTCCGTCTTCCTCATACTCATGAGGCCCGGAAGTAATAGCGGTTACCGGAAATGATACAGAATCAATTCCCTCATCGCTAGTAAATGTCATGTCGTCACCTTCTCCTAAAGAAAGCGCAAATGACCTTTGAACCGGCTCAATGGTTTTGCCCTCTGCAAATTCCCGCTCTACGCCATTCTCTTGCGCCCACATGTTACACATGCCAGCTGCAATCTCCTCGGAGTTATCAAAACCCCTCTTCTTAAGTGTAGCTTTAACTGATGTCATACATTTCTGATACGTCATGTTCTATCACCTGTTGCGTTTGCGGAGGGCTTATTGCCCCTGTTCTGTGCTCTGGCNGATTCCTCTTTCTTATCTGTCTTCTTACCGCCAGAAATGTTGGCATTCTTGCTTCCCGGTCCACCTTCGAGTGGNCTNGCCTTTACATCTTCCGAAGTTTCCATCATTAGTTCTGTAACTCCTTCAGGGTCAAGACCNCGCTCCTCTCTNACTTCACCGGGCGATAATACTCCTTCGGACAGATATATCATATCCGTCTTCGCTTTAGTGAATGCGTCTTCAACATTAATTTGCCTAAACTTAAACTTAGCGTCGCCTTTCTCTAATTGAGGCATCAGCTGTGCATTGAGTGCTCCTTCTACNAATGATTGTAGATAGCGCACATAGGGTTCAAAAATGGGTCGCGCCTTTTCGGGGTCCGACCACATTGTCATGGGTACTTTAAGAGCCATATGAATCTTGGCAAGTATATCATCGGTATACTTCCCATACTCAAAAGCTCGTTGTGTGCCCTGTAATTCTTTAATTATTATGTCGTTTCCGTGGATAATATCTTCACCGGGAGCCAGTGAATTAAATGCATCTACTATTTCGTTTATCTTATCAGGACCATAGGGCATATCNGGTAATCCAGCACTTACNTCNAAGCGACTGGACGCATATTTGTTTAATGCTGCCCCTATATCCCTCTCAGCGTAATCCTTTAAATCCACGAGATATAAAATAGGGTGGATGTCGGAAAGTCCGTATGCGTAATCATCGAAGGTATTATTCTTGAGTTCTATTATCTCATCTTCTTCAAAACGCACATTCTCTTCATCGTCTCCTACTTTCTGATAGTAGTATTCTATCTGACCGTGCTCATTTCTCTTTACAAACATATTTTGGCTTGACCTTAAGACCAGATTATCTCCGGTCCACTCAAGGTAACCTGTTCCAAAAATACGAGCATTCCTAAGCCACCCATATAGAATATTCTCTATATTGATGTCTCTAAACATTTCTTCGACTTCTTCGCGTACGTCATCTTCATCTGTTACTATATCAAAATTATCTTTAACAGCATATAGGCACGGTAAATCAACGAGAGTGCGTATAATAGGGTCTGATAGATATACATTCATATAAGTTCTATTCTTCCCTAAGTGGGGCTCATAGTCCTTAATCTGATTAAATCCACCAAATCCTTTATTGATTTTTAATCGTTTTATCACACCCGCACCGAAACTGCGAGGGTCGTCTTCTTTGTACGGAGGATTGCTGCCAGTGACAGCAAAACGGCGTCTAATATTGTCTACGAACGACATGGCTTTAAATAACTAATCATAATGAGTATATAAAGTTTTTGTTACATTCCCCTTAGTGGTTCCTTGTTTAATGGCATTTTTCGGCGTGTAGTAGCAAATAATGGAGTCGGTCCAGAATATTGAGGGCGACCCATACCCGAAGTTTTGTTAATAGGGGTAGATACTATACTTTTACCGAAATTACCAGTCATGGGTAACATACTAAGCGTAGCATGTAGAGCCATAGCTGCACTATCACAATAATCGTCATGTCTTCCACTGGGCGCTGATATCTTCTCTGTCTTGTTGGCTATATCCATAGTATATTCTAAATCCATATGTTCTCGTGTCCATTTATGCATCATCTTAGCCTCATCCCCTACTAAGCCTTGGGGATTAGGCACTCTTACTCTTCCTTGTTGTATGAAGGATTGATAATCCCTATACATCTGAGTCTTAGTTCCTTTGGGACCACCTGTAAAGACAAAAGCTACAAAATGAACCCCAACTTCTAGTGATGCTAAGCGTAAGTCGTGTTCTACAGCTCCTCCGATACCCGTACAGTCGACAATAAGCCTACTAGCTCCTAATCTCTCAACCACATCCATAATACGTCGCCGTTGGTAGGGTATATCATGGCCGCCAGTCCTAGCATTGATTTCTTCAATGTAAATTAGGCGTGCAATGTTCTCCTTGTCGGTCTTCTCAAGAGACCAAGCACTAATAACCGTAGAATTAACGGATTTACCGATATCTACTCCAACTGTAATGTTNCTNCCTGATACAACCCCGTCAAGAGTATTGAGTAAGTAGTCATCGTAGCAGTTCTTTATTTTTTCTGGAGTAAATACATTCGACACCGATTCTACGAACTCGCATTCGTATTCAGTCCTCCAATAAATAGAATCTTCTCCCCATTCAGTCATCTTCTCCAGCATTTCTTGTTCATCATAAGGAGCTGAATAAGCGTCTCCCTGCTTTATAGCATCCCTCCATGTAAAATGCATTCTTTGGAAAGTATCAGCATAAGCGTCATCATACAAGTAACGATACATATGATTGTCTTTTGATTTGGGAGTACCTAAGTTTATAAATGGTGCCTTATTAGAAACTATGGCTGGTTCTACATTGTCAATAAATAGTTTATCGTCAATGAGAGGAGACTCATCGACTACTAGGAATGTAGGGTGTTGTCCCCGTATAGCCTGTCCTTGATTAGTAGGCGCCAATGGAGCCCTTCGCATTATAGTGCCCCCTTTAAGTGTTATGTTGGGCTTATTATGAAATCTATAATTAGCTACCAGTCCATTAAGAAAGGCATTATCAGCGAAATGCCTGTAAACGTAATTAAATATAAGAGCTGCTTGGTCCTCCGTAGGAGCAAGGATAAAAACTAAATCCCTGAAACGATTAAAGAACATATAGATAGTTACAGCTACGGAAAGAGCGTAAGATTTCCCACTACCTCGTGGAGCTAATATAGCCAACTTAGTTTGCCTACCGTCTTTCCTTTCTATTAAGGCTTCGAGTATAATTAACTCCTGTAAAGGTCTCAATTTAAGAGGACGTTGATTTGCATCCAAAAGATACGCAGAACAGAAAGCGCGTACCAATTTACGCATCTTGCTCTTTTTCTGTCTACACTGTTTGAATATATTCTCTAAGTGTCTTGAATCTAGTCCGCCTTTACCTGTTAAAAGGCCCTTTAGGTGCTTCTCTTCCTTCATCATCAGTTAAATCCTCCAAAAACGTTTCAAACATTTCTGTGCTTTTCTCTGCTACTGTGGGAACTTCGATATTCAACGCTCGGAACTCAGTATGTATGTCTTTAACGATTGTATTTCTTTGTCGCAAGAGCTCTGTTCGCGCGTTAACATCCCGAATACATATAAGAATTTCTTCCCACAATATATCTTCAAGAGCAAGATTGCGCGCCAGAAGACGGACAAGCTCTTTATGACGACCATATTCTGCTTCTCCGACTCTCTGACGTAATCGCTGCTCGTATTTCTCTACGTTCAAAGTGCTTTGCCTTCGGCAAGGGCTGACTTGACTTCACTCTTAACCAGTGCGGCTAATTTGTCGTCATGCTCGTCCCATGCGGTTAGCAATACATTTCGAACTAAAGAGTCCTTTACGTGCTTTTGAGCTGCTTCATCCAGCTTCTCGTATGCTTTCATCTGGGTCTCAGTTAGATTCTTATCCAATAGAGTCATCAGTTCTGCTTCATTATTCTTTAAGTATTTAAAGACTAACGCTTTAACTGCTGGTACGGTGTATGCTATATAAGCACCAAGTCCTAATACTAAAGCAGCTAGTGCTAGAAGCACTGGGTCATCCATCAGACTATCTAAGAGTCCTGATTCTTCCACACTCTCGAGAAGTTCGGTTACATTACCGCCCGTCTCGTTGTTTTCATTTGTTGTGTTGTTCGACATTTTTGTCTCCTATTATTTATCCCGATTGTGGGCCCATTGTTCTACGGCCATCACCTTTAGCATAATTGTTTTTGTCCGCTATATAATCGGCGTTTGGAGTTGGCATCACATCGGAACCATCCATATAAATTGGCTTTCCTTCGGCTGACTCTGATTTCTGCACATCTTTAAAAGATGTTATAGGCTTCTTATAGCTCATTTCAGCTATCTCCGCATCATCAGGTTTTTCGAAGTCCAACTTCATATCTGGATTATTCCCATGGAAATGCTCTCCTTTCAATATATTATCTACCATGGTTATTTTTCCTCCTCTTGTTCGTGTTCGTGTCCATTCCTAAACGTTCCTTTCCTTGTCTGTTCTATCTGACTGTTCTGTTGAGCAGTCCATAATTCTAATATTTTATATATAATAACGAGCGCAGGTGAACCTATAATCAGAAGAACTGACTTATAAGATTCTATATCATCTACTATTGATGGCTCTCTAAAAGCCATAGCAACTAAGAATATAGATAAACCTACCCAAGCCATTACAACTGGGGCTGCTACTAGCATCATCATGAA